ATCGACGACCAACTGACTGCCCTGACCGGCGGCACCTCCACCCACGCCAAGAAGTACCCCGTGTACCTCTTCAAGTCGGGTGTGGTTTCCGAGGGCATCCAGCAGGACCTGCGCCTCGGTGCAGACCGCAACATCCTGTCGATGCAGGACATCCTGGCCGTTGACTACCACTACGGTTACCACATCACTGGCACCAAGTGGGCCGACGCCGGCGACAACCCGACCAACGCCTCCACCTCCGGCAACCTGGCCAACACCAGCAGCTGGAGCCTGGTGTACAGCACCACCAAGCAAGTGCCCATCGCTCGCCTGCTGGTCAACACCCCGTTCGACACCACCGCTTACTGATCTTCAGTACGCGCCAAAACAAAGGCCCCCAAACCGGGGGCCTTTTCTTTTGCCAAAAACTACTCAGCCTTCAATCTCCCCAATCCGCATTTTCTCCTGATACTCAAAAATCACTGGGGCACGCCCCACCAGCTGGTACGACTGGGTGAGCAGTTCTCTAAATACGTGCTCACTGACCTGCAGATCCTGCAGGATCGTCTCAGCAGATTCCCCACTGGAGAACCGTTCCCGAATAGCGTTAGCCACCACTTCCAGCGACCGCACGGTTTTTCCGGGGGCCGCCGATGGAACAGAAGCCACCTTTGTTTCTACGCTGGCATCAGCGTCCACAAGTTTGCGAGCAGGCATGAGTACAGTCCGGCTTTTCGTACTACAGGATAACCTCCGCAGCTTTATTGACGTCCCCTACGACCAACACGCCGAAATCCAAGCTGATATTGAAATGACCGGTGGCAAGGTTTACCACGCCGTCATCTTGAGTCCACCCCCTAAAACAAGAAGATCTACTTCTGGAGCTAAACTCAAGAAAAGACTGTATTGAGCCGTGCCCGCCGCCATTGACGCCACAGTGGGTGGAGCTTCGGCCAACAGCTATGTGACGCTGGCGGCTGCTGACACCTACTTTGAAACGGTGCCTGATTCCAGCACCTGGACCACCAAGACTACCGACCAAAAAAACCGCGCCCTGATCTCCGCCACCCGCTGGATCGACGCGCTGAGCTTCTACGGCGACCGCTGCACGGACACCCAAGCCCTGAAGTGGCCCCGCGATAACTACACGGTGGACGGCGTTGACCTCGCCTGCACCCTGATTCCCGACGGCATCAAAACCGCCACCTACGAGCTGGCACGCGCCTTCGCCAACGACACCGACGCCATCACCGGCAGCACTGGCACCACCGGCATCTACGACCAAGTGGAACTTGGCGAACTGAAGGTCAAATACAACAAATCCAGCCAGACCAGCGGCGTTATCAACAACGTCTTCGACGTCTACCCTTGGCTCCAGACCTATCTAGGCCCCTATTGCATGGGCGGCGCCGCCAACTACGCCGTCCGCCTCTTCCGAGGGTGACATGGGCCTAATTGACGACACATTTGCCCCAATCCCGACCTCACTCCTAGCGGACTGGGGCCAGAACATCACGTACATCAAAACCACCACACCCCGCACTTACGACCCCACCACCGGCAATGTGACTGGTGCCGACACCAACGTTACGGTCAGAGCCGTCATCACCCGCGTCACACCCCGAGAATCCGAGGGTCTGTACCAAGCTACCGACGTTAAATTTATTTTCGGCAGCAACGAGCTTGGAACGTACTACCCCACCGAAGCCGACCGCATCCAGTACACCCAAGCCGGCGTTACCCGCGAGGCCAAAATCCTCAACATCAACACCTATCGCGGCGACGCCCCAGTCCTGCACATCGTTATAGCGAGGCCCCAATAATGGCACGCCGCCGCAACGACTTTATGCGCTTGGCAAAAAATATCGAAGCCGGCTTTCTTGCCCCCTTCATTATCGGCGTGGCACGCAGCGCCGAAAACATCGTCCTCCAGCTACAAGAACAGGGACCAGCTTGGTCCGGCCAATTCTCAAACTCTTGGGAAATAGCAACCCCCAGCAAAGTATCCACTGGGACTGGCGCATCTGGCGAAGCCCAACGACTTAAAGCGCCAATTCTTACGGTTGACGAATTTAAATTCAAACCAGAAATTAAATACTACATTGCAAACAAGGCCCCTCACGCAGATGTAGCTCTTGATTTAGTTGAAAGTACATACCGTTATCCGGGATACGAACCGATCAAAAAAGCAGAAAGAGGCCAACGAGTTAGCGGCCTGCGCGGCGATCTAGCTGTAAATCCCACCGGCCCCAACAGACGCACCGCCCCACTGGACTGGTACACCACCTATTTGCGCGGCGGAGCAATCGACAAGACCATCAGCTTGTACATGGACCAGTCCCTCCGTAATGTGAAGTTATGAACTACCAAGCCATCCGCGCCGCCGTCGAAAACCCGCTACTAACAGCGTTTGGCGCTCTTGTGCCAGCGGTGCCGGTCTATTTCGACAACATCACCGCCGTCCCACCCAACACAACTACTGAATACGTCCGCGTCAACGTCACCTTCGGCATCACCAACGAACCCACCCTGACCTCCAGCGTCGACAACGCCCGCGGAGCAATAATCATTCGCATTTTCACCGAAAAAGGCCGTGGTCCCGCCCGCAACCAAACCCTGCTAACCACCGCAGTCAACGTGCTGGAAACCCTCAACAACTCAACGAAGAGCACAACCGGCGTTTATTTCAAGGTGGGTGAAATCAACGGCCCTACATTTTCAGCTACAGAAGATGCGCCCCATTTCGTGGGGCGAATTGACACTTCCTACGTCGCTACCGTGCTGTCGTAGGAAGAAACTATTGCAGGCGCTAACCTGTAATAAGCCGGGCAGTGCCCGCCCTGTAACAACCTCCTGGTACGCCAATGGCCACCACCGTTCTGTCCGGCACGTCCGGCGCTCTTTACTACAAGCCCGCTGGCACCACCGGCTCGTTCGGTGAGTCTGGCGTCAACATCGCCACCGACACCATCACGGTCGAGACCTACCTGAACCTCAAGGTAGGCGACCCCGTGAAGTTCAGCGTGATTAACAGCCAAACCGGCGGCTCCGGTTCCGGCACCCTGCCTGCTCCTATCTCGGCAGCCACCACCTATTACGTGCTCAGCTACACCGCTGCCACCGGTGAACTGACCGTCTCTACCAGCGCCGGCGGCACCATTCTCGCCATCACCGACGACGGTACCGCCGTTGCCCCCAACGAGTTCCAGGTCGCCTACGCCGATTTCGTGGCCGTGGGCCAAGTCCGCGACTGGACCTTCGAGATCAACCGCGCTGAGATCGACGTCACCACCATCGGTCAAACCCAAGGTCAGTACGTCCCCTTCCGCAGCTACATCGCCGGCTTCGGCGACGGCACTGGCACTGCCACGGTCTACATGACCAACGAGAACGCTTCGATGTCCAACCGGATGATTGAGGACGTGCTCCAGCGTCAGCAGACCGGCGCCGCCTTTAAGCTGTACATCGACCGCGTGTACAGCGGTGGCAACGTGAGCGAAAGCCTCAGCCGCTCGATCAGCTTCGACGCCACGCTGACCTCGGCCAGCATGAACGTCAACCCTGACGACGCCCAGTCCGTGACGGTGAACTTCCGCCCGGCTGCCACCCCGACCTTCGACTTCAGCACTTCCGCCTGATAGTCTGCAAAACGGACGAAACCCGGACCCCGGCCTCACCGCCGGGGTTTTTTGTCTCTACTCCGCTACACTAATCCGAGACCATCAGGATTTTTATGCCTGCTCCCAGCTCATTGCGTGCCATTGATCGCCTCCGCAAGGCCGCCAACCTGGAGCCCATCAAAAAGATCGTCGAACTTTCCGACGGCACCAAATTTGAAATGTGGGTGGCGCCCCTGACAATGGCCGAGCGCGAACGCGCCCAAAAACAAGCCAAGTCCGACGACGCCAACGCCTTCGCCCTCCAACTGCTGATCGCCAAGGCTCTCGACGAAAATGGCGCCAAGTTGTTTAGCACCGGCGAGATCGACGTGCTCAAGAACGAAGTCAAGGACAAGGATCTGCAAGCCCTGATGCTGGCGATCCTGACCGACGACGCGGAGCCCATCGACCCAAAATCCTGAGTGCCGAACTTCGGAAAGACAACTGGCTCATGCTCCAATTCGGAGTCGCCAAAGAGTTAGGCAAGACTCTTTCCGAAGTCAGCACCACCATGACCGCCGAAGAACTGATCGGCTGGAGCGCCTACTTCAGCATCCTCAACGAGGACCAGCAGAAGGAGATCGACAAAGCCCGACGCCGCCGCTAGCCCCGGCGGCTTTTTACGGCGTAAACTGAAGTACCAGAGTGTGACGCGGCGCCGTGGCCTACAGAGCCGACATTGAAATAGGCGTAAAGGGTATTAGATACCTCGATGAGCTGCAGAATAAACTGACAGAAGTATCAAAAAGTATTGAAAATGTAAACAGACAAAATGTAGTAATTAGGCGCACTATTGCTGGGGCAGCTTACGCTACGCCTGCGGGTCCAGCCGGTAATGCTTTTGCAGAAGAAAGGGCCCGTGCAGCCCAAGCAAGTAGAGCACTTGAGCGGCAAGTTGCTGCAACAAGAAACGCAGAAATGCAAGCAAGTCGCATACAAACACAAGCGGAACTAAAAGCTGTAAAAGATCGCGCTATTGCGGAAAACTATATTACAAACGTATTAAACAAGCGTCTTGCAGCTAAAGCAAAAGAGGTACAGCTTGAACAGCAACAAACCGCAGAAATAAAAAACCGCGCAGCAGCAGAAAGCCGCGGACGGACTGGAGGTGCGGTTAGCAGCGCACTTATTGGTGGCGGCTTTCCGTTACTGTTTGGGCAAGGTCCAGCAGCCGCAGCTGGTGGTGCTATCGGCGGCTTAGCTGGCGGTCTTGTAGGAGGAGGTTTTGGCTTTGCTCTTTCTATTGTTGGTACAGCTCTTGGCGATGCTGCCGAAAAAGCTGACACGTTCAACAAGCAGCTAGCAGTTTTAAATTCCCAAGTTTCCGGCACTGGAAACGCCGCAAAAATAGTCAGTAAAGATGTAAGTAATCTCGCTAAAACTTTTGGTATAGCCAATGATGAAGCCTTAAAATTACTGCAAAGTTTTGCAGGTTTTGGCGATGCTAACGTAACTAAATCGTTGGCTTTCTTGTACGGTGATGACGCTTCTATCCTAAAAGGTCTAGCCGCAGCAAAAGATCAAGCAGATTTAGCGCAAGTAATCCTTGGAGCGTATGAAAAGATCGGAATTGAAAGAGCTACTCAGCTAATAAATCAAATAAAACTGGGCGACTCGGCTGCTGTAGAACTTGCTTTCCAAAAAGCTCTGCTTGAAGCAAGAATAAAACAAACAGAAGAGGGGCTAAAGCAAATAACGATCCAAGATCGTATTGTTGCCGGTCTTGCCACTGCTGCCAGCTTTATGGGAGGCGGTCAAGGGCAAATTATTGACCCGGCTATTTTTGGTCAGCAACGCGTATTAGAAAACCGTAAAAATAATCCGCCGTCTTCAATATTTATTAACGCTTTACAGGGACTTAGACAACTACGTTCTGCCACGCAAGGTGTGGAATCTTTGCGTCCAGATAAAGGTGCTGATAAAGCTGCTAGAGATGCTGAGCGCGAACGCCAGCGGGTTGCTCAAGTGGTACGTGATCGCAATGCAGAAGCCTCGATACTGCGTATCCAGTCCGGGCTACAACAAAAAATTGCGGATGCTGAACTCAAGCGCGATCCTATCCTTGTAGCTCGTTTACAAGGTGAAGAAAGGATACTGGCTATTCAATACCAGTACGCTAAAGAACTAGCAAACGAAAAGAACCTAGAAGCCCAAATTGCGATTACACGCGAAGGGCGTGCCGCAATCAAAAAACAGCAAGTCGAAAATGAAATACGCCTCAACGCTATTTATGCAGAACGTAAAGAGTTTACCGAAGACACCATTAAGTCTCTGCAGTACGAACTTAACCTCAAAAATGCAACTACGGAAGCAGAACGTAATAGTTTGCGGATAGCGTATGAAATGGAGGCATTAAAAAAAGGCGGGCAAGTTGACGCAAACGCGCTTCCGCAAATTGAGGCACTCAAAAAACAACTTGCTGCCCCAGAAACCGCCGGCGAAATCATCCAAAAACGCATTGGCGCCCTGCAAGACGAGCTAACCAAGCTGACCAACATCGGCAACATCGCCGTATCGGTGGCAGACAGCATTGGCACGGCCTTCAGCCAAGCGTTCCAAGGCATCATCTCTGGCACAATGACCGCCCAAGAAGCCCTGGCCAGTTTCTTCCAATCTGTCGGGGATGCCTTTATTCAGATGGCATCCGAGATCATCGCCAAACAGCTAACGATGATCATTCTCCAAACCATCCTTAAAGCATTGGGTGGCGGCGGTGGGGCATCACCTTTTGCTGGCGGTCCAGCAACCGGAGGAGAAACAAATACTTTTGCATATGCAGCAGGTGCACCCCAATTCAGGGCAGACGGCGGTTCAGTTAGAGCCTCCACGCCTTACCTCGTTGGCGAGCGCGGCCCCGAGCTGTTTGTGCCTGGCACCAGCGGCGGCGTGATGTCCAACAGCGACCTGCGTGCCTCGATGGGCGCAGCCCCTGGTGCCAGCGGCGGTCCTGTCCTTAACATGAGCTTTGAGACCAGCACGATCAACGGGGTGGAATACGTCAGCCGCGATCAACTGGAGGTTGCGATGGCTCAAACCCGCCGCCAAGCCGCCCGCGACGGCGCCCAACGTGGCATGTCCATGACGTTGGACAGACTCCAGCAGTCACCTTCCACACGTAAAAGGGTCGGCTTCTAATGGCTAACTTCCCCTCCTTTACACCTACCGCACGCCGCTATACACCCGGCGTCTACCCCCAAAAAACATTCCGCACGCTGTCTGGAGTCACGGTCCGCCGTACCTTCGGCAACAGCCCCTACGGCGCCCAACTGGAACTGGAATACGGAAATATCCCCGACGCAACCGTTGACGCCTTTTTGAATCATTATCATTCTCAAACCGCCAGCAACAGCCGTTTCCGCTTATCCGACAACGTGACTGCTGGTATGAGTTCCGCGCTCACCGCCGAAGTCACCAGCTACACGGCTGACCGCGGTAATTTGCGCTGGGAGTACGAAAAACCGCCCCAGGTTCAGTCTGTACGCCCCGGCATTTACACCGTTACCATCACGCTGCTTGGAGAAATCCGCAACACGACTACGGATGACGCGTGATGGCTATTGACGTCCGCATCGCCCAATTTTTCAATCTGACCACAACCGACGGCACCACTCACCGCTATCAAAACTATTTTGTAAACGAAAGTTACAGCTACCTAAGCCAGCGCTACGAGTTTGCCCCTTTTCGCGCCGAAGGTACCGTTTCCAACAACACGGGCGACAACACCCTTGTGCAGGTGCTGTTCCCCAACGTAGATTTTGCCATCCGTTTGTTGGACGCCGGCAACGGCAACCGCTTGGGACGCCTGGTGCTTTCCACCGTGTGGCTGACGAGCAACAACGAAATTGCCGTAAACGGCGCCACCCAAGTTGAGTATCTGGTTGGCATTGGCGCCAGTATCAGCGAGACTACTATTGAGCTGCGCTACCGCTCAGCCATCGACAGCGTGGTTTCCAACTTTCCGGCCCGCGTACTCACGCGCCAGCTGGTCGGCCCCCTTCCCGTCAGCGCCAACGTATCTCTCCAGTGAACGACCTAATCGGGCTGCGCTACGGCTGGGGCCACGCACCTTGGGACGGCAGCGGCAAAACCGATTGTTTCCAGCTGGCGTGCGAGGTCCACAAACGCTTGGGGTTTGCCGACTACACCGAGCAGTTCGAGTGGGTCTACCGCGACTACACCGACGAAACCTTCCCGCGCAAACTGATTTTTCGCTGGCTGCTGGACAACGGAACCCGGATTGACGCACCCCGCTCTGGTGCAGTGGCCTTTTTACCCGGTGAAGCCGGAGCTGCGCTGGCCACTGTTTTGGAGGACGATGCTGTGCTTTTTATCGCCCCAAGTCAGAATGTGGTGCGTAGCCAGATTCCCACTGGGATGGGCGCATATTTCTGGATGAACCGATGACCCGCAAGCTGCTGCCCTTTGAGCACGAACTGATCGCAACGCTCGGCATCAGCAAGGACGAGTACCTGGAATTTGTCGCGCTATACGAAAAACCCGACTTTAAGGGCCAGCCAACAGCAGAAGTTGGCGTCGTGGCACTGGTTCTGACGATTGTTGGCATCATTGCTCAAGTTGTCTCAGCACTATTAACTCCTCAACCGCAGGTTCCTGAATTACCCGGAATCCAGAAACAAGAAGGAGGCGGTCAGCAGCAAACACGCGACGAACGCTTTTCGCCGCGATTCGGTTTTAACAGCGTCCAAGAACTGGCCACCTACGGGGAACCGGTAAACCTCGTATACGCAAACCGCGGCACAGGCACTGGAGCAAACCCCAACGGCGGCGTCCGCATTACCAGCGCTTTGCTGTGGTCCGCCGTCCGTAGTTACGGTTCCAGTCAATTTATTCAAATGTTGCTGCTGCTTGCCGGTGGCGCGATCACAGCAATCGACCCAGAAAAAAGCGCTTTCGGTCAAACCCCCATCCGCGATCTGATAACCAACAACCTCTGGATGTATTTCAATCCTGGGGCTACGGGCTTCCTCGCCCAAAGTAATGAACTGAACAGCCAATCGACATCAGACCCCACTAGCTACGGCCAGCTGACTGATAATCCTTATCGCATCCAGACGACAGCAGCCAATGTCCGCGTCGACGGTTTCAGCCAGGCGTACTCACCAACAACCTCCAATACTTGCGGCATTTACGGGGTTGTACCTCTAAACATATTGCTATATCTGCGTAATTCCACAGGCGACAAAGAGAGCGTCAACCTAGGCGTCTACGCAGAAATGACGCCATGGGTAACCGGCTCGGGCGTATCTATCCCTCTGAATACCGCACTTACAGTTCGCATCACCAGAACCTCTGGAGCAGCACTTGCACCAGGTCAGGAAGCAGAAGATGCCCGCCGCAGTATTGTCAGCACGTTTGATGTCGCAAGTATTTTTAAACTGGGTACAGCATTATTCAAAGTTACAAACCTTGTAAATCCTGATATTGAAACTACAGATGCAACAATCGCCCTTAGGTGCATTAAAGCTGGCAGAGTACCATCCGCTTCCTACACAAGCCTCGATCCAGCCTCTACAACGCCCACGGTATCCGAAGAAGAGCGAGCTGAATATGACCGCCTACGCCCTGGCGCTTTGGCGCTGCTTAACGAAGATCAAAGACCAGACATTACTACAGCCGCGCAACTAGCCGATTCCGGTGAAATACGAGTTGCCTCGTATAGCTCTTACCGAGCCACGCGCACCGAAACAACCAACGCCAACACTTCCGGCAACAGAGGTACGACACTTTGTCCACCAGGCTGGACATTCCAAAGTTCTGGTTCAAATGTTACCCGTAGTTATAGGGCATGGTGCCAACGGACAGTTACATATACAGCACAATCATTTAACGGTTATGTCATAAGCAGAACACTAACAGCAGACGAAATAGCTTTGCTTCGTCGCTATGAATATCTGGATAGTATTGTTCTTAATTTATCCGGTGCCGTAGACGATGTTTTCTACACCAAAGCGCTAGTACGCATCGCAACAGCTAGCTACGAAACAGTGTCCCAATGCCACATTGTTGACCTGGCGCTTAAAGCTGTTGTCTACAAGCGCATTAGTGGCCGCCAAATGGAGTACGGCAGCGGCAGGCGCGGCGGCTATCCAGCCAGTGACAATGGCATCAAACCTCGCGTATCACTGTTCAAACTGCGGTATAAAGAAGTAGGCCAGACTCAGTATTCAACTGTTCCCGGCGTATTCGCAATTAGTCGTGCCGCCGATAATGAAAACTACGTCTACATCAAGTTCAATAGCGGTCTAACCGACCCAGCGGCCGCAACGCAATGGGCATTCGAGCTGGAACCGATTAGCGATCCCCTTGCCGAACGC